TATCGTTAGTAGATTCAAAATCTACAGGCGGTAAATTATTCTTACGTTGATCTATCAGTTTTGATTGTTGTGTATTCTGTAAGCTAATACGTTTGTCCTTAGCCTCTTCCTTCATCTCCTCTTTAGACTTAGTTGTCTGAACCTCAATACCTTTAAGTTGCATATTATAATTGAACTCAAGTTCCATAAGCTGCATCTTAGCCTGAACCTCGCTCTGCATCTTCTGAATGTCAAATGCTGACTCTGCCTGCTTAACCTGCAACTTAGCCTGTGTCTCAGCTTGAATCTGTTGCATAGCTACTTGAGCTGCTAACTGTTGTGATTGCTGTTGAATTTGACCCTGCATTTGCTGAGCCTCCTGAGCTTGTTTTTGTTTTAACTCTTCTCTCTTCTTTCTCTTAAGTTTAAGTAACTGATTAGCTAACTTAAGATTTCTCATCTCTCTAATATCAATAGCATCCTCTAATAAAATAGAATCACGAGATAATGATATCTGAATATTCTGCTCTAGCTGAGCCTTCTCTTCCTCATCAGGTGATACCTCAATAAAGATACCGAAGTCATATATGTATAGGTCCTTAATATCTTCTAAGATACCAACACTGTACTTACCTATCTGGTTTATAAACTCTTCTTTAAAGTCAGAATACTCTAATATATCTGCAACTCTATAAGAAATTGCTTCAGATAATGAACGTGTAACGTATAAACTAGACTCTAATATGTGTCTTGTTGCTGTGTTTGAGTTTAGCGCAGCTAACTTCTGAACGCCAACCAATGCATCTGGGTTTGGAGTAGAACCATCACGAGCCTCATTAAGACCAGTAACATCTCTAATCATACCCATATAGTGATTATAACTTCCAATTAAACTCTGTAATTTAGCTTGTCCACTATTGGTACCTAACTCAGAGATTGGAATTCTTGCATTATTAAATTCACCATCACCAGTATAGCTTCTACCAATAACACTACCTGTCTGGAAGTATAATCTTAACGCATCCTCTGGATTATATGCTGCTCCAGTACCTAAGTCTACCTCATTAATACCATCGGCATCAATAAATACACCGTCAGGTACCACCTTAGATAGTACTTGTTGCATCTTAAGGTGAATTACTTGAATCAAGTCGGCAAATGGAATCATTCTTTTAACCAATGACTCTATAGCTCCCTTATACATTCTTGGCGCAACTGCTACATAGTTAGGGATAGCGTGTTGTGTAGCTGATTTAGGACGTACCATATTCTTAGATAGCTCCCACTTCAACATAATATTTGTACCAGCAACCATAATTCCATCATACCAAACATCGATAACCTTCTCAATCTTCTCGAAGTTCCCTTCGTCCATCATCTCTTGTGGTGGATTGAACGTATCGTCCTTTGGTATCATTTTCTCGGTACCGTTCTCTAATTTCTTTTTCTTGTATACAATTCTCTTAGTAGTCTTATAGTTGAAATAAAGTAATGTAGCAGAATCTCTACTAAATAAACTATTATTTAACTGAGCTAATCCGTACTGACTATTCCAAGACTCTCCGTACTTAGATATCTCTCCTAACTGCTCTAGTGTCAGTGTTGGATCAATCTTCATAAGTTCGGTTGTGTGTACTGTCTTAACTTCTCCCCAATAGAAACAATCGTTAAAGTATGGGTTCTCTGTATAGCTATAGATAACATTCGCTGGATCCACATACTCGATTCTAACTCCATCACCAGGTAAGAACATGTGCTTAGCCATACCTATTCCCAATGTAGCAATATCTAAATCGACACTCTTACGAATATCGTTATACTTATTATCGTCAAAGATTGTGTTAATTGCTTGTTCTTCAGCTATTTCAATAGCAGGCTTGTAGTTTATCTGCATGAACAATGAAAGCTCATCGTCTGTCTCTGGAAGTTCTTCTGGAGGAGTATCAAATGCATCAATTCCAAACTGCCCCTTTACTTGAAGAAGTAAATCCTTTGCGGCCATATCGGTCTGAACTGCCTGTTGAAATCTATTTCGTTTATCAGTAGACATAGCGTCTTGCGCGTAAGCCTTAACCTTAAACATTCTGTCAGTCATTCCATTAACTACAATGTCAAGGAATTTAGGTATAATTGGAACAGGAGTCCAGTCCAAATTTAAATGACTTAAATCACCATCTACAGATAGTTCGTTCTTATACTTTCCAACTGATTGTTCTCCACGAGCGTATAGACGTAATTTATGAAAATTAGAACGTTGATCATAAAATCTACATCCATGACTGTCCTTCTTAAACCACTCATACTGAATACTTTGCCCTATCTGCAATCCGTATTCAACAGATTCTTTTTCCTTATCAGTAGCAAATTGGTCTGGAAAGCTAATTGGATTAATCTTAATATTTACGTCCTTCATTTATCTTATTATTTCGCTATGTGTTCCGCTATTATTATACTTTGCAAAGTTAAAGATAATTTTCGATTCTTTTTTGACTTGTGCATACACATTTTTTTGATTAGCCATTATAGCTAATCCTGAGCTAATTGCAGCATCAAACTTCGTTCTATTGTTTATATCAAACCTTGACCATTCGTTAATTGTTCGTGTGAAGTACATTGACCCCATCTCATCAGAGTCTCTATACGTACCCTCCAAGTCTAATCCTACATACTTCTCAATATACGACTCAATCGCAGACGCGTGAGACTGCTTAACATCCTCAGAAGAGTTAGGAATACCTCCAAGCTCTTTCTCTGTCTTAGAGAGGTTGTTATAGTGCTTATCTGGCCTATTCATAGAAAATCCTCTATAACCTCTGTTCTTGAAGTGATACAGTAGCCTAGGCTTATTGTTCTCAACCAGGATAGGCATACCGTAGAATACACACGCCATCAAAACTTCTTCGAAGAATATCTCTGCCGTCTGTGGCCTTGCAATATACTCCAGAAAGAAATGATTACTTGGTGCGTTGTCCATATTAAACTTGGTAAGTCCGTGAAGAGATCCGTTCGAACCTCCACCTCCTACAGTACCTGATATATCATAGGGGTCACATCCAAAGGCGCCAATATGGTCATTCCCAGGATACTTCATTCCATTCTTATTAATAATCGCATTCTGCAGGTTACGTTCTGGTATCCAAGAAACGTTAAATCTTCCTCTTGGATCTGGAGTCCATATCACCTTGGTATCCTTCTCTCCGTTTAACCAGCTGAATGATCCGCGCGTAAGAACTCTGTCCTTAATTAACGAGTCGTTATAGTCGATCTGCTGGTATATCTTTGTTAGGTTGAATATTGATGACTTGCTCTCGTCCCTGAAGGCGTGAGACTCTGTTCTTGAGAACTGTCTATAGAACTCATTAAGTGCGTCAGCATCACTCTTCAATGAAGCAACCTCATTCTCCCAATAATCAATAGCACCATTAGATATCATCTGTCCATCAATACCAAGTACTGGTTTTTCTGGCTTTCTGAATACTGGCATTCCATATCTGTCTATATATCCCTCAAAGTTCCACTCCATTGGTATATACAAAGAGTACATACCAGACTTTGTCTGACCATTGGCATTACGTGTACTTACATTTGATTCTTCGTATAACTTCTTGAAGTTAGCCCCTCCCTTTTCAAGCGCATTAGGCGTTGAACCCATCATACACTTTCCAATTATCTTAGAACCTAATCTAAGACAAGTCTTTGTTACACGCCAGTTATTTAAGATGTTATCTGGCTTAATCCATTTACCACTCTCGTCATGTACGAGTAGTAGTAATTTCTCACCATCATAACTATTGTCAGCCGTGTTCTTCCAGTCAATTGTAGTGTCAAGACCTCTTATATCAGAATCTGCACTTTCATACATATTTTTCTTAGTAATCTTAGCCGCAGGAACTCTAAACGCAAGTTCTGTCTTTGGTTTATCCATACCATCCTGGATAGGTTTAAAGAAGAATGGATAATTACTGATAATAGGAACCACCTTGTTGGTAAACATTGTCTTAGCATCGTTACCAGTCTTTGATAGGATGCCAAGTCTTGCATCTTTGGCAAGTGTCCCAGTATTAGATAACTCATTAGATCCCATAAACGAGAATCCAGAACGTCTAATCTTTAGGTACACCATACCAAATGAACGGTTATCGGCCTTACAGGCTTCCCAAAATATAAAGTATATCCTATTTGCCTCTCGGTAGTCTGGGAGTCCAACATCAATCTTTGTCCACTGTAGATACATATAATGAGATCCTGTGATATAAGTTTTAACGCCATTATTCATAAAGAAAAATCCGTGATCCCTTCTATCAAACTCTCCCTCTATATAGTCAACCCACTCATCCTTAAAATTCTTAGGCATAGTATGCCAGTTGAATATAGTCTTGATATTACTAAGCTCCCTTGGATACTCAGATGGTTGCCAATACTGGTTCTCTTTCTTATTATCTCTTTTATAAACATCGTCTGGTGTTGATGGTAGTGCAACTAGTAGTCCACTAATACTGTAAATATCTCCAATGGTTCCATCCTTAGATATAACCACCATATCATACTTCTCATTATAGCCATACTCCCAAGTCTTGCTCTTGTTTTTTACTACAACAACACTCTTAGGTACATGGTCTTGGACTATCCTGTATATACTATTTTGATCTTCTTTCTGCAAATCCTTGTACTTTAGGTTCAGTTTTTACAACGGATTCGTCAATTAGTTTTTCTTGCTCTAGTTCTATCCTATTCAGAATCTGAAAGGCATCTTCGATTGCTAAGCGCTTTGTAGCTGCTGCGTTCTTGAGTTTATCAGCAGATAAATCATCATCACCTCCAGATAAAATCTTATCCTCAGCAATTTTAATTAATTCGTCCACTGCCTTATAACCAGCTGCAATAATTCTTTCTTTAATTGACTTTAATTCCATTTTAATGTAATATTTTTAGTAAGCATTCTATATAGCTTCTCATCATTTATGTAAAATGGGTACTCACTATTTGGCTCAAACGAAATCTCATTTCCAATACTTAGACCTAGGTCTAGTAACTCTTGATTTATGTACTCTATCGTTCCGATTAAAGGTTCCTCTAATGTATTCTTATGAATAATCGAGCTCCTTGTCTTAATTGGTTTTACAAAGCAGTACTTAGAGTGAGCACTCCATTTATTGTCGTGGAAGTACATGAAGAACTGTTCGTTATCTACCATGAATAAGTCATCCTTGAGATAACTTGCACCACTCTTCTCATTACCCTTCATATCATAGTATAACTTAAACACATTATGATGAACGAGTAATAAGTCTCCTACTATTATATCTCCTTTATATCCGATAGGAGTAGATACTACTACACCTAGTCTATTAGATACGGTATGATCTTCTTGAGATGTACTCACAACTAAATCAATTCCACCTATACTCTTGGTATTATTATATCGCTTACCATCTAATGGCTTTACGATGAAGCAGTAAGGAGATTTCATTTAGAAGTTTATATTATACTCTACAGAGACTGGAATATTAGAATTGAATTCTTTCCATAGAATGGTCTCATCAGATTCATTCTCTATCCATACCTGAAAACTACACTTAGATTCATTGAAGAATATTAGATGTATCTTATGAGAACCTCCAAGAACCTCTTGTCCCTGGAGATAACTCATAGCATTCTTATAGTCTGGACCTACTGATATTTTACGGATGTCCATTGGTTATTTGGCTTTTAGAATTTCAATCTCTGCTTTTAATTCTTTAACTGCATTGATAAGCGCAAATGTTAAGTCGCTTGAGTTGAAGTCGTACAATTCTGTTTTTTCTTCATCCTCTTCATTTAATTTTGCCTTGTATGTACTGACTGTCTCAGGAAATATTTCTTTCATCTCTTGAGCTATAACCCCTGTGTATTTTGCTCCCTTAGTAGTACCCGCTAATCCATTGTATTCATAGGTAACTGTATTAATAAGCAATATATCCGCTAATCCTTTTGTATAAGGTGTAACGTTTTCTTTTATTCTTGAATCACTAAAAACACTCCAAGATCCACCCCCTGGTTTTGCGGCACTTTGTCCTGCAACTAAGGAATAAGAACTATTACTAGAAAAATAACCTCCAAAACCACTAGTAGAATATCCATAAACACCATAACTGTACTCTGACTGACCAAAAATCCCCCAGCCATAATCACTTTGTCCATAAACTCCAGTATCCTCACCCGCTATTCCTGAAACGGCAGGACCTGAGTTTCCAGCACTAGCAACATCTATTAATATTGCATTTTCTGAATAGTTACCTGCGTCAACTACTTGTTGTAATGTTGGGGTAGTTGATGTAGAGCCATTAGCCATTAAAAACTGAGCAGCCGTTCCGCCTGTTTTTATAAATGATTTAGCAGTTGTGTCTCCATTATTCTCCACTTTAAATGGTATTGTTTCTATGCCGCTAATTTGTTTTCGTGCTTTAAAATAATCACCTGTATGCGCATCAAAACTTATAGTCTCAAAACCACGAGAAGAACCTGAAGTAGCGGTTAAGTCAGCCAAAAATCCAACATTATCTTCACCTGCAACATTAGCTAAAAATCCAACAACAGAACCTGTTAGGGCACCTGGAGTTTGTCCATTTATATTTGCAATAAATGCATCAGGAGCAGGTTGATAAGTTGGGTATTCTCCTGTTTGAGCAGGGATTGTAACTGATATTCCGTTTTGATATACTGTAGATAAATTTGCCAAAGTAATATCAATTCCCTTTGATATGGTCGTTGGGACTACAATTGTATTTCCAGAGTCAACTACTTGTTGCAATGTAACCAAATCGATTACACTCTGAATACTAAAATTCTTAGTCTGATTTTGAGTTTCAACATCAGTCCCTATTAATAGGTCATCTGTAGTTGGAACTGCTATTTCTGGATATGCACTAATCTTGGTCATTAATTTCTCCTGTTTGTAAGTTTACACTTACCTTACCATAATTTTCAAGTAGTAAGGCTTCTAGTTCTTGATACTCTTTAGACAGATTGTCTAAATCAATAAATAATTTTCGCTTTAATAGTTCAGCATCAGCAATATTTAATTTTGTTTCATTAAATTTCTGGTGCAATGTCCTTAAACCTTCCAATTCTTCTGTAGTAACTGTTTTCATTTTATTTATATTTTTTTACAAAGATAGTAAATTATTTTCAAACGGCGGAGGAAGTGTTACATCTATAGGATTAATTTGTAATTCTATATTTGCTTCTAGTTGCAACTGCATAGCAGGTACATCTAAAAT